ATGAAGTCCAAGCCACGATGCCGGTGCTTGGCAAGCTGCTCAACGTGATGCGGCACCTTTGAACCTGGTGGCCGCTTCGGAAGCATGTTGTGCTCGTAGGCTTCATCGACCAAAGCGACGGCACCGTCAGGCAGGAAATTCGGCCAATCGCAGAACTGCTCCGGCGTCATCTCAAGCACGCCGGTTTTGGCGTAGTCGAACTCGCGGATATTACAGGCGTAGACGATGCGGCCCTGATCCTTGAATTCCAGCAGGCGTTCGATGGCGTGCAGCGTTTTGCCGTGGCCCGGTTGGCCCGTGAACCAATAGATCATGACCCACCCCCGGTGAGCGTGTCGGCCACCGACTTAGGAACGATGAACACCTTCCACGCCATGCGAACCGTCAACGCGGAAAGGATCATGGAAATGGCAGTGCCGACACCGAGGTAACCCAGCAAATCACCTGCCTGCCCGGTAATGCCTCCGGTGTACTGAACAACAAACGCTTTAAGGTTCGGCAACACGGCTTCCAGGGTGATGGTGGTCAGCCCGAAGGTGGAAAGCACCTTGCCAACGATGCCTGACGCGGCGTCCTTGAACTTGCCGAGCAGGTGCTTGACGCCATCAATGATCCAGCCCCAGACCATCGTTCCCGGATTAAAAATGCCCATATCAGAACCCCCAGCCCATTAGGATTTTCAATGCAGTAAAGGCGCCAAAGATCAGGATCAAACCGCGCAGGATTGCCATGGCCTGACACCAATACGGAAAGTCGGAACCGCTCACCGTCGTGCCCATGTACTTAAACGTCGGTGGTTGCGGGCATGAGCCAGATCCGAAAATGTTGTCCTGGCTGAGCAGGCTTGTGGACACGCCAATACCGAAGCGCTTGGCGCCATCTACATCCGCTTTGCCATCACCGGCATCTGCAACGTCGCCTGTACCTTCAAGCGCATCCGGCACGCCATTGCCATTGCCATCGGTTCCGTCGTCGTCCTTGTCGCCATCCTTCTTCGCGATCTTTTCCAGCGAACATGCCGCCTTCCACTGCTGCATCAAGGAGGCGTATTCCATCGCGTCACAGTTCTTTCCGGTGCATACCGGAACCGCGTTGCAGCTGCCGCCGCTGATGTTGGCGGCACGGCGGGTGTTGCAATCAATGCGCCACTGGATCTTGACCTGAATGCAGGAAATGGCATTTCCAGAACAAGCTGGTGGCGCATCACAGCTATCGCCACCAGATGCGGTGTCTTTCTTTGGATCGTTGTCCGGGTTGTCGTCGTCTTCGTCGGCCTTGCCGTCGCCATCGGAATCCTTGCCGCAGGTGCCGTTGTCACGACGCGCCTCACCGGCAGCGCATTGGCCCTCGCCGGGGATACATTTGCCGGTTGCTGGCGCCTTAATCGTGCCTGCTGGGCATTCGCTGGCTTCTGCCTTGCAGAACAGTTCGCCCTGCTGCACCGCGCCCGGTGTGGTGCCCTGCACTGCAACCATGCCTTGTGGGCATTTGCTATCAGGTGCGCAGACGCCTTCTTTCTTGACCTGGCCGGCAGGACACGTCGGATCAAGCGGCTGGCACAGCGCCATCATCCCGTTCCAGAAAGAGCCGGTCGGGCAGTTGTTCTTGAAGTCCGGGCCGCACATCGCACCGTTCACACTGACCGTGCTGGTGTCATCGCCGTTGTTCCGATACGTGACCTGGCAACCCGTGTTGCAACCAACCGAGCCGCTCAACGGAGAGCGCGGCACTGTTGACGACGGGCGCGCAGACGTTGTGCAAGGCGCTTGGCATGCGCCATAAGCTTCATTCCAGATCTTGCCAGCAGGGCAGTCCGACGTGAAATAGAATTCGCGCCCCCAACCGACGCCAGACATGGCATCGCACACTTGATCAGCAGCGCCATTAGGACGAGAAACGCGGCAAATATAGCGATTTGCGCCGAATAAAGTGCATGTCGGATTGCTTGTGCCCGGAGCGAAGCCAACGGTATAAGCACCCATCGCCTGACAGCGCTGAATTGCAACCTCACGCGTGCAGTTGTCGCCAATTCCACACGCAGGTGGCGGCGAACCCTGCGCTTTGGCACCGCCAAGGCCAGCCCACGACAGCACAACTGCCACCAGCACGTAAGCAAAACGGCGCACCACTGCATTGGCAAAGATTCGCCCGAGGTTCATCACATGCCCTCAAACGCAAGCCAGCAGGCGCCGCAGACGGCAATGATCACGAAGTAACCCATAACCCCTCCTTTCGCTAAGAAAAAAGGGGCGACCATCGCGGCACGCCCCTCCCATCACCCTGCCCCGTCGATCAACGGGCCTTCTTGACGTAGCCCCACAGGATGATGGCGCCGAGGATCACAGCAGCAGCGGCAACCACCAACATCACATCGGACTTACCGCCCGCCAGCTCACCTGCGATGGCAGCACCCGGCGAACCGGTACCACCAGCAAAAGCAGCACCGGAGGCCATCAGAGCCGATGCACCGGCAGCGACCTTGCCACCGGTGGTGACAGCGAAACGACGACCCGCATTGATAACCTTCTTCATAAAACACCTCGCATGATTGATGCCCCTACGTGCGCGCCGCGCGGAATACGAGACGCGCCTTTAAGCCAATGACCCAAACGCCAACAATGGCGAAGGCCACCAAGCTCCCATCGGCCAAGTCCAGGGGCGGAAGAATTGGCTGGTGGTATGGCATCCAGACCGGAACCGCGCATACGCCATCGGGCTGCACGTGTTCGGGTGCGCAGCCAACGACGTAGAGCGATTCCGGCTGGTCGGACATGGGTTAGGACTTTGCCGGTACGGCTCTGACCAGAACGGCGTACTTCGAGAAGTTGTGCACGCCCTTGTTGATGCCCACCATCGCGGCGGTGTCCATCACGTAATCGCCCAGCGGCCACGGCGCCTGACCATCCTCCAGACGCACGTCATACGGGTAGGCGAAACCACCCGCTTCCACCTTCGCCTTCTGCTTGCGCGTGGTGTACTTGCGCTCCTTACCGCTGTCGTCTTCGAAGGTGCCGCTGCGCTCTTCAACCTGGCTGTTGAGGATGGTGACTTTGATCAGTTCCATGGTCTTTCCTTGGTTATGCCCCTGATTCGGGGCTCTCGATATGCCCCGATGGGGCGAAAAGGATTGCGGTAAGCAGCTGGGCGGCGTCCTCTGGACGCGGACACCACGGCGGCAACTTCGCGCGTGCGGTGCCAACGATCAGGCGCGCGAGCGTTGCTTCGTCGCCACCACTGGCGTGCAACATCGCGTTGATCATTGGCCCGTATTGGCGGCGGAAATGCATGACGGCGCGCTTGCAGTTGGCAAGCAGCTTTTCAGTGGCGATGCGCAGGCGTTCGCCAATGCCACCGACGAAATCAAGAATGGGATACGAGCCGACCAGGTACGGGGCTGGATCAACCAGCATGTCCAAGGGCAGTTCACGCCGGTTGCTGGCATGAAACTCGCCTTCATAACGAACCCACGGCGACAGCTGGTCGCCCTGCTCTTTCCCTTTTTCGTACACCCGCAGCTGCTGCTCTGATTTCCGGCTGCCGACATAGAACGTCTTGCCGGTGTTGTTGCCCATGTCATCAATCAGGCGCGCTTTTGGACGCTGGCCGCGACGGTCGAACCCGCCTTCGTTGTAACGGTCAATGGCCCATTGCACCGGCCACTGACCAAGGAAATCATCTGCCGCAATATCGACGCGCGTGATACGCGCATCACAGAGACCCAGCAGTGAAGCGAGCGACGACCACCGCTGCGCATGGTCATCGCCACTGCTGGCCTCATACAGGCGGCAACCGTTACCCGTGAGTTCCAGCCGCCCGGTGTGGGTGCCGTCTTTGCGAACCGTGGCAAGGCCACCGAACTCCAACAGGCCCACATGCTCACCGCCTGCCAACAGCGCAACGCGCCAGTTGTAGAAGCGGCCACGCGACGGCTCACCGAGTTCAAACAAGCCGGGGAAAAAGTGATTGGCTAATGACTGGGCGACGGGACGAACGCAGGAACCGACAGGGCCATCCAGATCATCAAGGATCGCTTTGCGATCATCGACCATGCCGTAAACGTCAAGGACGGAAATAAGATCGAAAGCGGTGGCTAGCCAGTCGATCACCACCCCTATCTGTTCAGTTTCACTGACTCCCCTGTTAGACGAGGGGAGTCCCACAGCCCCGGCCTCAACCATTGCGCATGCCCTCCCCAAAAACGATGGAGCGGCTGTTACCGAGGACGGAAACGACGCGATAGGAGCGACGGCCACGCAGCAGCGCGTTCCACCAGCGGACGCGCTCTACCGCCCATGCAACGTCATCGCCGTAACGGCACTTCTGCTGCCAATCACCATCGCCGATGCGCTGTTCGATTTCGTAGGCCACCGGCGGAAGAACACGCAGTGCCTCTACTTCGACGTCCAGGTGCGAGAGCACGTCAGCCACTGCTCACCTCAGCGCGTATGAACGGCAGAAGACGAAGCCCTTCAGCATCCAGTGCCCGCCAGCACCCGAACCAGAAATCACACTCGGAATCGCCGAACATGTCTGGCGTATCGGATTGGCAGGCGAGCCAACGCAGATGCGCATATCCCATCAGCTGCAAAACAAGCACCATGCGATCAGCCACCGGACACCTCCGCCCTGGACACGGCAACAAGGCGAGCAGCGCGGTACGCGGAATCAACACGCGAATCGCGGCGGTCAAGAAGCCACACGTAGAGACGGGCGATGCCCACCGTCAAAAACGTCAGCGCTACGAGCAGCAGTACCCAGACCATGCCAACTCCCCTCCCCTTCGCCCTAGAAGCCCGCTCCCGGCTCTAGGGGAGACCGGGGCGGGATGTATGCCTAACGGAAGACACGGCGGGATGTAAACTCATCGGCAGACACGGTGTCAACCAAGAGGCAGACATGAATCCCACAGCAGAACTGCTTGACAAAGCACGAGAGGCCGGAAACATCAGCTCCGACAATGCTTTGAGCCAGAGAATGGGCGTGACCCGTGCAGTGGTAAGCGCTTGGCGTGGCGAGCTGAAACCCATTCCAGATGAACGAATTGCGCAGCTTTGCGCCATGGCAAAGCTCGACGGCCCGGAATGGTTGGCGCGTATCCATGCGGAAAGGGCACAGTCCCCGGCGGAACGTGCCCTATGGTCAAAAATGCTCGTTCGCCTTGCAGCAGCGGCGATTTTCGTTGCACCTTTTGCAGCAGGTGCAAACGAAAAAGCCCCTGAAATCAAGGGCTTTTCGAGCGATTCGGCGGGTTATGTATATTATGTAAAGATTGTCCGTGCATTGCTGGCACGACTCCTGCAGCCTCGCTGGCTCTTGACACGGAGTCTGCAACATGCGTAACCGCAAACTGACCGGCCCTTGGGCCGGTTTCGCGTTTAAGGGAGGCCGTTTGGTCACTCCCGAGGGTCGCGAGCTGCTGCCAGAGGATCTGGCATGGCTCAGCCTGACCGCCGCACTTGCCCAAGAATACCGCCGCCTGCTGGAAGCTGACAGAGAAGCCCGAGGGCTGATTACACCGACCATCGGCAAGAAGGCTAAAAGCGGTATCCGGGCGCTGCCTGTGCGCAACGCGGAGCCATGCCCAGTGGTCCCATTGCTACCGGCGCTGAAGCGCGCAGGCGGCATGTAAGGCGTGGAGCGCCACCGTAGGGGCATTGCCCCTACACCCCCGCTAGAATCCACACAGGACCAAATCTAGGGGGCTCAATGGAAAAGGCTGGATGGCAGGTTGCGGCGTTCGCTGCGGGCATGTTGGCAATTGCCGGTGGATTCGGCACCTATGCCAACAAGAAGGCAACGCAGCAAGCGATGGAGGATCTCAAAGAAGCCCGCGCTGCGAAGAAAGAGACAGTAACGATCCACGAGATCCATCAGGCCGAGTGCAGGCCATACGTCGCCCCCGAGGACAGCATTGGCATGAAGCCATGGCCCAAGGGTGCCGAATGCAAAGGCGGCGTTCTACTGATGCGAACCGCGAACGGATGGGAATCCATCATCGCGAACGGGACATCAATACCCTGCCGACCTTAATTTAGTGACGAATCACTAAATTAAGGCCAGAAGCCCAATGTGAGCGATGTAGTAACCGTAGAACGCCCAGCGCGTGCGCGGCAGGTTGAAGGTCACCTGCCCCAGCGCCATGACCGGAAGCGCCATCAATGCCCATGCGTTGCCGTTGTAGAAACACAGCGGCACGAATGCGGCCGCTCCCAGCCAGAAATGGCTATCGACACGCTTGGTGGCAAACAGCCACCACCACACGACCACCAAGACGACGCCAGCCCACTGGTAGTCCACCAGTAGCGGAAGCGGCCCTGCGAGCAGCACCAGCAGCCACCAGCGCCGTTTCTGGACGCACAGAACGCACGCAGCGGCCAGCGCGAAGCTCAGCAGAACGTTGGCAGGCAGGATCACGTCAAAGGCCCATGCGTACACCGGAAAGGCGACCAAGCCCCACATGGCCAGCCGCCTCAACGACTTGGCCACATCGGCACCTGGCTGCGCGAGGTTGTAGGCCATGACCAGTGCGAACACCGGCAAAGCGATGCGGCCGAGCTCAGATACCACCGGCACATAGCCGCCGTACAGCAGCTTGGCCGCGTGATCGCCGGTCATCAAAACGACGGCCACCCATTTCAACAACTCACGGCCGGCGCTGGTCATAGCTGGTAATCCGTAGCTCTTGTCACGGTTGATGTGGTGTAACCCGGCGAGCCGGGGAACGTGCCTTGCGAACGCTGGCCACGCTCAATGACGGCATTGCCCTGCCCCCGCTCCGCTATGCCTTCCCTCGCCCGCTCCATTTGGGTTGGCCCATCCACGAAGCGGTCGTCGCGTTCATCGCGGTACGGCTCGTACTGGCCGCGCCGTGCGACAAAGCGGCACGTGGGTTCATCAATCACGTAATTGGTGCCCTGCTCGGTGATGCAGGTGCACGAAGGCTCCGCATGCTTGCCCTGGGCATTGAGTCCATCCATTGACGACATGCAGAACAACCGCGGTGGCTCGCTCGGCAGCGACAGGCTGTCGTCATAAGCTGGTGCACTCCACGGCTCCGATGGGATGCGCGGCAAAAAGCGCTGGGCGTATTCGGCAGCGGTTTCCCGTTTGCTCCCTGCCGCCGCGCCCCCCGCCGTCGCTGACGCTCCGTCGTGAGTCGCAGCAGCGTTCGCAGCTTGAACGCTGGCGTCAGCGCCATCACCACCAAGCCGCTTGCCCATGTTGCCGAACGTGTAATACATGAGAAACAGCCCCAACGCTGCGGCGATCGGCAACGCGATGTAGTACCAAGGAATGCGCTTTTCGGTTGTGTCCAACTCGGTGGACTTGTACGTGCCCATCGGACGCTTGGGCAGCGCCTTGCGCCTGACCACCAGCGGCGTAGCTTTCTCAGCCTTCGCCTCAAACCGATCAAACTCACGCAGGTGCACGAACTTGGTGCCGAAGCGGCGGCGCACGTGGATGTGGCGTTCAATCAGGTCATGCACGAACTGATCGCACTGCTTATCCGGCGATTGGCTGACGAAGATGAAGTCCAAGCCACGATGCCGGTGCTTGGCAAGCTGCTCAACGTGATGCGGCACCTTTGAACCCGTTGGCCGCTTCGGAAGCATGTTGTGCTCGTAAGCCTCATCGACCAGAGCGACGGCACCGTCAGGCAAGAAATTCGGCCAGTCGCAGAACTGCTCCGGCGTCATCTCAAGCACGCCGGTTTTGGCGTAGTCGAACTCGCGGATGTTGCAGGCGTAAACGATGCGCCCCTGATCTTTGAATTCCAGCAGGCGTTCGATGGCGTGCAGCGTTTTGCCGTGACCCGGTTGGCCAGTGAACCAATAGATCATGATCCGCCGCCGGTGAGCGTGTCGGCGATGGACTTGGGAATGATGAAAGTCTTCCAAGCAAGCCGCACTGTGAGCGCCGAAAGAATCATAGAAATAACTTCGCCTATTCCAAGATAGCCCAGCAGCTGCGAAGCGGGGCCAGAAAGACCGCTCAAATTCTGCAAAACAAATGACTTGAGATTCGGCAGTATCTGATCAAGCGTGACCATAGTGAGACCAAATGTGGCGAGCACCTGTGACACGATTCCGTGCGCGGCATCCTTTGCTTTCTCAAGCAAATGCGAAACGCCGTCCTTAATCCAATCGGCAACCATTCCCATTAGAAGCCCCAGCCCATAAGAATTTTCAGTGCAGTGAACGCGCCAAACGTCAATATCAGCCCGCGCAGGATTGCCATTGCCTGGCACCAATACGGAAAATCGCCGCCACTGATCGTCGCACCCATGTATTGAAAGCTTGGCGGCTCCGGACAAGAGCCACCACCAAAGATGTTTTGCCGATCAAGAACTGACGTAGAAAAACGAGCGCCGAACTTAGTCACATTCGGTGTATCAGTAGAATTTCCCGGCCCCACACCGCCCTCCAAGGCATCCGGTACGCCATTGCCATTGCCATCGGTTCCGTCGTCGCCCTTGTCGCCGTCCTTCTTAGCGATTTTTTCCAGCGAACATGCCGCTTTCCATTGCTGCATCAGTGAGGCGTATTCCATCGCGTCACAGTTCTTTCCGGTGCATACCGGAACCGCGTTGCAGCTGCCGCCGCTGATGTTGGC